GTCTTTACTAAATCATTGTGAAAACTTCTCACTTGAATTCCAATTTCTCTTGTTCCATACCTCGATTAGCTTCTGTAAACGTAGTCATTCAATAAGAGATGTCTGACCTCAAACTCTGTAAAGAGAATGAAGTATTGACCTCTTAGGGACGAATATGTTGAAAGGAGCCAATTTCTTGTGGGCAGGGTTCCACCTAATTCAAGTCCAAGTAATTTTTCTAATAGCATTATCCATTAAATGGTAATATGCAAAATAGAGTAATTTCTCTGGATGAGACTCATTTTCTTGATTGGTACTTTTACAAGTACTATCGAAATCATGAAACTCAGAAATGATGGGAAGAACCCTAAATGATCTCCGAGTTAAAGTACCCATCTTTAATAAGACAGCTAACTTTAGCTTATCTTTATTATAAATGGTATTGTAATCTAAAGAAGTTAAATCTTTAGCAATGTTAAACAAATTAACACCACCTTTTTGATAAAACTTTTTTAGAGAACTAACTTTAACTATGAGATTATTGTAAACCCCTAGAAAGCGAGGATCTAGGAGCAGGGATCTTGAACCAATAGTATCCTCATAGGTATCGGAAAGATATCTAACAGGATTCTTAATTAGTTTAAGATCACCCTTAAAAAGAGAGCTAGCAATTCCTCCTAAAAGAACTCTTTTGTAAACCAAAAGACCTATTCTTAAATTAGAAGGACATTGGAGGCTAGTGATGTTTACATTATCATTTCAAAATCTTCTAAAATTTTGATATGTAATGTATCCAAAACTAGTATCCAAAGCTAGATTCAAGGCGTCGATTTGTCTCCGGATGTTCCGATTAAGATTTAAGTATCTAGTCTTAAAGACTTTAGACTTAGGTTTAACCCGGACTCTGACAGAGAAAGATCGATAGAGAAGACTTATCAAATCCACTAAAGAAAGGTTTGAAGGATATGGATTTTTCTTAATTTTAAAATAATCATACAAAATGGTGAAAACCACTAGATGATCTTTAAAATTGGAAATAATTCCCTTTAAGGGGATTCCAGTGATCTCTTTTACTTTCCGGAAGGGTTGTATTCATCTCTTTGCAAATTCATATGTATCTTTTGATACATGTGTCTTATGCATTGAAATTTCTACACCTAGGTCCGTCATAATCTGAATATATCTTTTAGCAACTTTATTGTTTTTGATAACAATATCGTCACCTAAAATAATGTACTGGTTAAAGGTTATAAAACCTTCACACCGTGCAGCCAGATATACGATGAAGTGATGTGTTAAAGTAAACATAGCTCAGGATGAATAGGTTCCCATAGGTTGGCCGCAATTATATGTAACAAAATCTCCTCCATGAGGATCTTTTGTTTTATTTAATTCAGCTTCCCAAGAATCTATCGCGAATTCCCGTCTGGACAACAGGTTAACTCAATTATCGGATAATTCACTATTGTAAATTAAAGATAAAAGAGTTCCTTGAAGCCAGATAGGAAAACGGTCCGTTGCAGATGATAAATCTAAACTATAGAAATTCTCGCCATTATCCAATCATTTATGGAAGGGATCTTGGGTGAATGTTCGGTCGCACTTAAATCTAGTTCTTAATAACATGAGAATGTCATTATGAATAGGTTTAAGTAACAATTGAGTATAGTAGTCAGAAATGGCTATGACTCTCAGTTTTGCTTCTGGATCATTTACAGTACTTAATTTACCCAGAAATGGGATTTTCGGTACCTCGCCAAGGAGTTTACCCTCTTTAAATGATTCATTAAGAAAAGTCTTACCTAATTTGTCAGTTAATGCAGATAAATATGATTTTTCTTGCTCTGTATATACAGACAAGTTCATCATAGCAGTCTTTGAGGCCGGTCCTTGTGGACCAGACTTAAAAGACATGTAAATATCTTCATACTTAAAAGAAGGTAATTTTAATTTTAATGAAAAATTCTTCACAAAATCTGACAATATCATCTTATCAACAACTTCTCCATTAAGGGAAAAAGTTTTTCCACTTGAGGGATCAGTTATTGATGAAGTCTTGATACTTACCTTTTTCCAATCGGAATCAGATAATTCTCAGGACCTTGAAAAATTTAAAATTGTTAATACAAATTTAAGTTTCCAAGGATGTTTAGAGTCAGCGAAGGGTTTAAGGAATAATAAGCGCTTGGGTCATCCGTCCTTTGTTAGTCCAATATGACAATCATTTGTATACAATGGGTTACCACATATGTACCTAGTACAATGTAGTCTCATTTGTTTATAAATTTTTATCATATGGATTAAACCTCAACATTTAACCTGTTTAAACAGGAATATTTGAAAAGGTCTAAAGGACTCAATGATTAGAGTTCTATATGAGATAGGAAAGACTAATGTTAGTAAGCGTCTTAGTATTTTAAAATGATTATTAGTCATATAAAATATTAGGTAGTTTGCTGCATACAGCTTTCTTAATCTATGCAAAGTTATTAAGCTTTACATGGCCCCCTTCCGTAAGCCTCCTGTTCCCTTAATTCAATTTTAGATATATTTACCTAAAATTAGCCTTAAGGAGAAATCCTTAAGAAAAAGGACTTTAAGGTAACTTAATAAAACAGCCTTCTAATAAAGATGTTATCAGTAATTTATTACTGTTAGGACTTTTTGTCTTCGTCTTTAAAAGAAGGGTAGCGATATTACGTTAACTTAAACGTACAGAGGGTGGAGAGTAAAAGAACTACTGAAGAAGAATTCAAACACTTTGAACCTTTCTTTAAAGGGATACACAATCTTCGATAACGAAAGGTTTCGAAGAATTGGGTATCGTGCAGTAGCACCAGTAACCCGTTAGGG